TAAAAATAAAAAAATGAAATTAAGATCTACCCCCGTATTATTTGACAGCAAGTTAGGCCAAGTAGAGGATTTTGAATCCCCCAAGCCTAGGTACAACATGTAGGCAAGTTTCGCATTGGTTGTCAAAAGGAAGTGTTTTTAAATTTGTAGTACTCGTAAAAAATCAAACAGAAGAAAAAGAATGAGCTTATATCATAAATATCGCCCACAGAAATTCAAACATGTACACGGAAATGAAGAAACAGTTGATGCCTTAAAGGATATGATGGCTAACCCTGATAATTGCCCTCATGCAATGCTATTCCATGGGCCTACAGGATGTGGCAAAACGACTATGGCACGCCTGGTAGGGAAGGAACTTGGCATTAAAGGGCAGGATATGCGTGAATTGGACTCCGCAGACTTTAGAGGCATTGATGTCGTCCGTGATCTACGTAAGCAAGCGCAGTATAAACCACTTGAAGGTAGCAAGCGGATGTGGATACTGGATGAGTGTCACCAGCTAACGAAAGACGCGCAGTCAGCCCTTCTCAAGATACTTGAAGACACTCCCCCTCATGTATACTTCGCACTTTGTACAACGGATCCACAAGGATTGCTTAAAACTATCCGCGGGCGGTGCCAACAATTTGAAGTGAAGCCTTTGTCTAGAAAAGAAATGACAAAGTTATTGGTTAAAGTCACACGGGCTGAAAAACAGAAGCCCCAAAAGGATGTCATATTACGTATTGTAGAAGATACAGAAGGCAGGCCCCGAGAAGCTCTCCAAATATTGGACAAGGTACTTCGGGTCCACCCTGACAAGCGTCTACAAATGGCAGAACAAGCTGAGTATCTACAGAACGAATCCATTGAACTATGTAGGGCTCTTATTAAACGAGAACCTTGGTCTAGGGTCCGTAATATTTTAAAAGGACTGAAAGATGAATCCCCTGAATCCATTCGACGCCATGTACTTGGGTACGCCCAATCCGTGGTCCTAAATGGAGACAACGAACAGGCTGGCGGCATCTTAGAAGAATTCATTCATCCATTTTACGACAGTGGTTTTTCTGGTGTGGTTTACGCCTGCTACGTCGTATGTAAAACCTAAAATTATGATTTTATATATCTTTGAAAATATCCTACATCAAATTAAAATAGGTGGCCGACCTCCAACCGTTGTTTACCGCATAACTAAGCAACAATATGATGCTTTCTGTAGAGCCATTGATAGGAATATTGATGAGGAAAAGGTAGATGCTGAAATTGAGAAGTGGGAAACATATAAAGACACCTGGCGTCTTAAACTAAGGCCCTCGGATGCCATGGATGTTGAAAACTGATTTGTATAATAAAATAAAGGAGAAATGAAATGACCTTAGAAGAATTTAAAAGAGAAAAGGAAGACTTAGAACTTGCCATTATGGGAATGGTAGATGAATTTGAGAAGGATACAGAAACTGAGGTAAAAGATATTGATTTTGAACGTATTGATACATCCACCCCAGGGAAACGTAGTAGCCTATTAAACCGAGTATTTTTGACGGTAGAAATATGAAAACAGAAAACAAGAAGTACACCATGGAATTAAATTACGAAAAAGACACGTCCATTGATGATTCCGCTTTAGATGTAGAATGGTTGGACCAACCTAAACTGACAATGAAGTATACTCGCCTGGAAGCGAAGGCCCGGAAAGAACTTGATGAAGCTAAGGCCCGCCTGGATATTATAAAGGCAGAATTAGACCAGGATATCCGAAGTGATCCTGATGCTTTTGGATTACCTAAAATTACAGAAGGTGCTATCCAAAATGCCATTAGTGTATCTAAAAAATGTAAGGATGCAGAAGCCGACGTTCGTGAAGCTTCCTTTGAATTAAACATGACCCAGGCCGCCGTCCGTTCTATTTACGCCAAAAAGGATGCTTTAGAAAATCTTGTACGGCTACATGGCCAACAGTATTTTGCAGGCCCTCAAGTTCCCCGTGACTTATCAAAAGAATGGGAACGAAGAGAGAACCAAAGGCAGAGTAATACCAAAGTGAAAATCCAAAGAAGGAAGAAATGATAGGCGAAATTATCACATACATAGCAGTGGGGGTAATAACCATTATATTGGTTCCTTTTATAGCCTACCTGTGGGGGCGTTCACAAGCCTCAGGATGGATCGAAGCATTTAAAAAATCAAACCTTACAATTAACAACAAAGAAGACAATGGCAAAACGAAAGAAAAGTAAAAAGAAAAAGTTCAATACTAATTTTAAGAAAGCTGTCCGCAGGGATAGTGAACGGCAGCAACAGAGTCAATCCAGTTACGGATTCCTCAAGTTGCCAAACGGGATTCCTATTTTCAATCCCAAGCCCAGTGGACGTGTCAAACTTGACATAATGCCATATGAGGTTACACTTGAAAAGCATCCTGACAGATACGATGATGAAGGTATTGCAATCCCTGGAGAACTGTGGTACAAACTGCCATTCAATATTCACCGTGATATTGGTGTTGAAAATGATGCCGTTGTTTGTCCACGGACGTTTGGCAAGCCGTGCCCAATTTGTGAATACAAGGAGAAGCGTCTCAAAGAAGGAGCCGAATGGGAAGAAGTTAAGGAACTAAAAATCTCCCAACGAAACTTGTATGTGGTCATCCCTAAGAAATCAAAAGACCACGATGAGAAACCTCATATTTGGGAGATGAGTCAATTCCTTTTCCAAAACTTACTCAACCAGGAGTTAGAAGAAGATGAGGATAATGCCATATTTCCTGACTTGGAAGAAGGGCTAACTTTAAAAATCCGTTTTGATAGCTCACGGATCGGTGACAGTAAACCATTCCCAGAAGCAAGCCGGATTGATTTTTACGAAAGGGACCATGCTTATGACATGGATATTTTGGATGACATCCCCAACTTGGATGAGTGTTTAGAAATCCTCTCGTACAAAGCATTGGAGGCTAAGTTTATGGAACTTGACCCCGAGGATATTGTACATGAAGATGAGGAAGATCTTACCGTGGATGAAGAGGAAGAGGATGATTGGGACGATGAGGAGGAGGAAGAAGATGAACCTAAACGTCGCAAAAAATCCGTCAAGCCTGAGAAAAAGGTCAAGCCTAAGAAAAAGGCTAAAAAGAAATCCAAGCCTAAACCTGAGCCTGAGGAAGAAGACGAAGTACTGGAACAGGAATTCGAATTCGAAGAGGACTGGGATTTCGATGAAGATGGATTCGTCGATGATTTCGAATAAATAAAATATACAGGAAAGCATGAGCAAAGAAAGAAAAGTGATGGTTGGGGCTGAAATCCCTGACCATCTTAATCAATATTTATTACTTTTTGCTGAGAAACTTGGCACATCTAAAAGTGAGGTTATGCGACAAGCCCTAACAGATTGGGTCGTACGTGACCAACCACATAGAGATGATCTTATTTACAACATTACAGAACAGCTTCAACAGAAATGGGATAGGACCCGTTTTAAATTGAATGACAATAAGGTCGATGAAGGTTTTGAAAAATTCAAGGACGGACATTCAGATCGTTTGAAAAGCCGTGGACTCAATAAGGAGCATGTCAAACAAATCATAAAAAATGTAAGCAAATAAATGACCAATGAAACGGAAACAGAAAAAACCTACCTCGGAGTTGTCTACACAGATGAAGGAAAAGGCTAAAAAATCTAAGAATAAAAAGAAGGACGAAAAAAAGTACGAAGGCAATGCAGAACTGATGGTTAGCACTGGTTCCACATTATTGGATTTGGCCATCAGTGGAGGGCGTAAAAGAGGAGGCGGGATTCCTGGTGGAATATTTGTGGAAATATTTGGCCCCAGTGGCGCCGGGAAGACCGTCTTACTTTGTGAAATTGCTGGCGCCGTTCAACGTAAAGGAGGCGAAGTAATGTTCAAGGATCCAGAGGCAAGATTGAATAAGCAATTCGCCCAAATATTTGACTTGGATGTGAACCATGTAGATTACGATACACCAAATACCGTCCCCGAAGTATTTAGGCCAATACGTGCCTGGGAGCCTGAGGATACCAAAATAATCAATGGTGTATTCGCTGACTCCTTAGCCGCACTTTCAACAAACTTAGAAATGAGTAAAGAAGAAGGTGATAAGATGGGTATGAGACGTGCGAAAGAATTCTCAGAAGAACTCCGCAGGACGTGCCGTATCTTAACTGAACGAAATATGTTATTGGTGGCCAGTAATCAATTACGAACGAACACGGATGCTGGACCATTTGGGAGGAAGCATACGGCCCCTGGAGGTAATGCCTTGGAGTTTTATGCAAGCCTTAGACTCCGCCTTGTCTACTCCACTAAAATTAAAAAGAAGAAAACCTACCACGGCAAAAAGATTCAGAAGGTGATAGGTATCGAAACAGAAATCGAAGTTGACAAATCTTCCGTATGGGAACCACACCATACAGCACCACTTACCATTTTATTTGATTACGGAATTGATGATGTACGTGACTGCCTTCAGTTTGTAAAGGATTACAGTAAAGAAAACGTATACACGCTAGGAGGAGAAAAACTACATAACAATATGGACAAGGCTATCGCAATGGTAGAAGAACAAGGTGAAGAAGCCATCCAGGCGTTAAAGGTAGAAACCATTGACCTTTGGGAGACTATCCAGGAGAAATTTAAAACAGAACGTAAACCAAAAGTAAGATGAGAATTATAGCACATGATCCTTCAATAGCAGCCTGGGGATGGGTTGTGGTTGAATACAGGAACGGAAAGCCTGTAATTTTAGACACAGGTTGTGTCAAAACAGAATCCGAACATAAGAAAAGACGGATACGTAAATCTGATGATACGGCAAGGCGTTTAGAACGTATTGCCAATGACCTTTTAGATCTCCATGACATGTACGACATCCAGTGGATAGTATCTGAAGCTCCACATGGTAGCCAATCCGCGTCAGCAGCCATAATGATTGGTGCAGTTGCAGGTCTATTGGTTGGTATGTCCACGGCTTTGAACCTCCCACTTGAATGGTACAGTGAAGGAGATGCCAAAAAGAATTTACTTGGTAAACGTTCTGGCTCTAAGAAGGAGACCATGGATTGTATAATAAGTATATATGGAGACACTTGGTACCGAGATACCAAGTACAAAGACGAAGCTGTCGCAGATGCCTTAGCCGTGTTCCATGTAGCGGAGGCAACATCGCCTGCACTGAAACATTTACTACAAACATCTAAAACATCTAAAACGAAAATAACCAGGACCAAATGAAACGGAAGAAACGACCTACCCCGAAGCCCAAAATACGAGCGGACAAAGAGAAGTTAGAAAAACGAATTGAAAAAATTTCTATAGATTGGAATGCTGACGAAAGGGAAACATCAATTTTATTTGACCATTCTCAAAAGGTAGTATTCTTAGAAACTTCATATCCATCGACTGCCCGCAGATGGTTTGCTAATCTATGGGGTGACCCTGAAGTACATTTTGATATGCATACGGACTCTCTTAAAATTCAGGTGCCCTGGGAGTATTGCCGCCAACCTGATCTAATTCTAATGGCTAAACACAGAAAATATGACAGCTGAAGAAAGACATGCGATAATAAAAAGAGCTGGTAAAATGGAATCCCGGTTACGGAAAATCCATGAAATGAAAACAGGTAAATGGATACTTGGTTTCGCATTGGCAGGAGGTCTAAAAGCAGATCCCTTAGCAAAGACTTTTATTACTGATGAAAAGTTTTTAGGGTCGCCTTATTTGATTGATTACAAGGAACCTGATACCATGTTAATAGCTACCAATCCATTGGAGGATTAATATGTCTATGACAGATGAGAGAGGGTTCCATTTAGAAATACACGTACTTGGCAACAAGGAAATTCACTACCATGACAAGGAATCAGATAGGTTTGAAAAGCAGGCTACAAAAATGCTAGCAAACTTCTTGTCAGAGAATGGGATGACCCGACAATACGAGGTATCGACAAACCCAGGTGAATTATACGCTCAAAACATAACCATCAAATG